CATACTGATCCGACATCTCTGCGCGAACCTCGGCCACCGCCAGGTTGTCGCGTGCCTGCAGCAGGTAACCTGTCTGCTGCTGGATGCCAGCAGCCAGCTGCGCCTGCGAAGCAGCATAAGATGCAATAAGGCCAGCGCCTGCGACTATCATCCCACCAGAAACGCCACCAGAAACACCGCCAGTTGCCGGGGCTCCACCACCGGCTTGGCCGAGTAATTCTTCTCTGACAATATCAGCCATGTCTATGTTCCCGAGTAAACGGCCACGCGATAGTCAAGGCCGAGCAAGTTCATCTTCAGCGGCAGATTCTGCGACACCTCGATCGACTGCTCGCGGCTGTAACCCAGCACACCATTGACCCGCTTGATGCCGGTGAAGGTAGGCTCCGGGTCATCCAGCAACGGATTGTCCAGCAACCTAAACGCCACCGGCTGATTATTCAGCACAATGTTTTGTGTCTCTTCCAGCACCGCGCTGATCTCAACAATACGCTTCTTGAACGATACCCGGCTACCGGTCTGCAGCTTGATCTCGACAGGCATGGTTTTGACATAGACCGTGATCGGCAAGCCAACCTCGTAGCCTGTAGTTGATGCCCGGTCAAACGTCACCGAGCCACCACCGCTGACAGTCTCGTTAGTCTGTGGCACACCGTCGGTGATGACGTTCAGCGACTTGGCAATGTGCGGCAGGCTTGATGCGCTTGCTGCAGCACCACCCACAAATGCGCAGTCGGTATACAGATCATCTTGGAAACGCTCAACAAAGTACCTTGTGGTGCCATTAAACACACGTTTAGTCACGACATAGATCTGAGTGACATCCACGCCAACGTCGATAAACTCACCATCGGTAGTGTACTCAGAGGGCGACGTAATCTGCTGGCTGCGCATAATGGAGAAGACTGCCATTGTGCCGTCGTTGGCGTTGGTCATCAGCAGCAGATCAGCCTCTTCTGTACTAGATGCCCGACGCAAAGCAATCCGCTGCGGCCCCTTCAGCAGGTGGCCAGACAGCAGCGAGATCCGCTGTGTGATGTAGGTCAGCTGGGTGTCGCTAAAGAGAAACTCATTGAGCGACTTGCCCTGGCGCTGGATGTAGACCGAACCAGACTCGACCGACTGCACCCGAGTGCCAGGCTTGATGCCATTTCGGCTGACGTTCTTAAACGTGAAGGTCAGCGGGGTGATCGGCTCAGTACCCTGTTGCGGCACAAAGAATTCACCGCCGGTGGTAAATACTTGGAAGTCACGCGAGCTGATAATGTCGGTGATGACGTTCAGATCGTTGGTGTCTAGCGTCGCTTCGACCGCATCATCGTCCAAAGATTCAAACGGCACAAAGTCAAAAAATAGCCCGATCTTGCTGCCCCACACGGTCGATGGCCGCGACTTGCTGCCGCCAAAGTACAGCCGACCCTCATGGAAAGTTACCGACCGCGGCCAGCCTCTAGTGCTCGACCAGACATCCTCATAATTGTGCTCAAGCTCCCAGCGGCCAGCATCAATGGCGGTGGTGTTAAAAAATGGGTATTCGGTAACAGCCTCGACCACCGTTGCCGATATGTACCGAGTAATCCTTGCGCGGCCCTGTGGGCTAACATTGACGTACTGGTTGACCGATTCTACTGACCAAGTGGTAACTGAGTAATTGCTTGCGCTAGTTGGCGTTGTTGTCCATGCCGGGGTTACCGTTGCCACCTTGGTGCTGCCGACGTAGTCCTCAATAATCCTGATCTGGCCAGCACCTGTGCCGCTGGTGATCGTGACATACATGCCGTTATAGATGTCATCAGTAGCGCTAGCCGTTGATTTCAGCGTGATGGTGGTACTGGTGCCAGCCTGTGCCGCGCCGCTGTCGTGGTGCGTTGTAGAGGCTGTCAGCGTGATGTTTCCCGATACCGCAGACGGTGTTAGCGTTGATCCATTGTTTGTGTGGAAATCAATGTTGAATGCGTACTTTGGGATGCTGTCAAAAGTAATCGTGGTCGCCGTCCAGGCTGTGTCGCTGGTGCGTGTTATGCGCACCGGCTGCAGGTCAGGATGCACCACAATCAGCGTATCAGCAGACTGCGTCCAGCACATATCGTCAACGATGCTGCTGCCGATGGTGGTGGTCAGGTAGTTGTTTCCGCTGCCGTTGATGTTGGCCTGCACTACGCCATTCTTGATGACATACATGCGGTTATGCGTAAAGCACAGCATGTAGGAATCATCGACAGAAAATGAGAACGGCACCAAGCGCACGCCATTGCCTGCAGACTCTGTACCGGTATTAGGCAGCTGTAAGATGTGCTTTAAGCCTGGGCGGCGACGCAGGCCACCTTGCGGCTGTATCAGGACATTCGTTGCCTTGGCCAGCGCATTGCCATACTGCTGCAAATCGACACGCGCACGCAGTAACGGGTCGAGCTCGCCCGTCGAGAAGTTCGTTGTAAAGTCAACGAAGCGAGCCATCAGTTCCTCACTGCCGTCAGCGTGTAGTCTTCAATAACGCGCACCGGCTGATTCTTGCTATCAATGACCGAAGCCTGCCGGAAGAATCCACCGCGACCATTCTCAGCTGGGTCGCCAACAGCGATCTGCCGCCAGCGCAACGCCTTGTCACCTTGTTCTGTAATTGGCTCCGCAACGTGCCAGGCAATCATGTACTTCAGCAGCTGCACAAAGTATTGCGGCATTGCATATTCTGGTGTCTGGTACTGGTAGTCGATATAGACCGACTCCAGATTCGTCAGCAGCTTGTCGCCTTGGATCTCCCAATCGACACTAATGAAGCCGCCAATCGCAGCGGAATCGCGCACAGAATGCGGATTACCTAGCCGGTCACCAGGCAAAAGGTATTCATATTTCCAAAAGCTAGTGGGCGTAGTAATCAGCCGCGCCAGCTGGATCTTCTTCATTGAGAACGACCAAGGGTTCATCATCAAGGTCGAATCTCGGATGTCTGGATATAGACGGTCGCAGACCGAGCTCTCGTCGGTGCCGTCATTAAAAGATGAGATTGCCTTCGCGCCCAGCAGAATCAGCGCGTCAGAGCAAATCGAAACACCTGTGTCGCCTGCTGCCATTGCAACCTCTTAATGTAAGAAAGGGCTGGCCTCTCTCAGAAACCAGCCCTTGATACTACATGATGGCCACTTAATCGCCGTCGGTATTCGACAGCGTGGTGCCGTCGGTTACGTCAACAACGCCGCTTGCGTTGGAAACGACATACACCAGAGTGACAACGGCGGTCGTGCCGGTCGAAGTCACGCAGTGGATAACGTCGCCCACTTCGAGCGTGTTGGCCAGCGCGTTGAAGTAACCCGCTGTGTTGACATCCGCGATAGCATCGGCTGTTTTGTAGCCGTACATCGACGGGGCGTTGCCTCGCTTGGAGGCACTGTAGGCTGTAAAACCAGCTGCATCATAAGCCATGATTCAGCCCTCCTTTAAGCTGCAGCCGCAGTATCGCGGGCAGTGATTTTGACGATACCCTCTGCATCGATAGCAATCGAACCAGCCGAGAATAATGCGTTGACCAGCCAGCTGGTCTTTTCCGGGACATAGTTGATTTCGGTGCGAGGAGCGATGCCTTCTGCGTAGCCGATAGCGTCTTTGTGGAAAGCAAACAGCGTGCGATCCGACGAACCATCGATTGGCAGGCCACCTTCCGAGCGGTCACCCAAGACATGGAACGTGAAGCCCATGTACTGGTTGATCTCGCCCTGAACCAGCGCCTTCACGGTGTTGAAGTCCGAGCTGGTGACCGAAGTCTGCTCGAGCATCGCTGCCAGCGAGTTAGCGTGGATGATGATGTGACGGCCATCAGATGGCACGTTCTTGGCGTTCAGGATCTTCGCAGCTTCGCGCAGCTTGGAAATGTTCATGTTGGTGTTCGAGCCACCAATTGAATTTGCCACGGTGCCGGTGCCGGAAGCGCCGTTCAGCGCGTCAAGGATCAGCTGATCCTGGCGACGGCCAATTGCAGCGCCAACCACTTGGGCGAGCTCAGAGCGCTCGTCAAAGTTGACCTTCTGCTGCGAGAAGATGTCCGAATATTCTGCTGCATTGAAATCGCTCAATGTGCAGGTAACGGTTGAGAAGCCGACATTCATCGGAGTTACATCAGTCTGCGTTACACGGGGGGTAGCCACGCCGCGACCAACTTTAGGAAAACGTACAGTAGAGCCTTCTACACCACGACGCTGACGCACAGCACCAACCAGCATTGCTTTGCCCTGGTAGGCTTGCTTAACTTCAGCATCGAACAGCGTAACAAAGGCGTTCGATAGAGAAACGGCCATTTGAATACCTCTTCGGTTAATTAGTCAGGGTTTTGCGCGTCGGTGAGCCGCTGATGCGGGCCTTGCTTGCTGATTACGTCAGCCGGTCGATGGCATCTCGCCATGAGTCAGGGTCGGTAAACCGGTAGGCCTTACCACAATTGTATTTGCT